CCATTGTTGACCCCGGAGTTTTGTTTGATGATGGAATTTATGTGACGGTTAAAGCAGGTACGACTGTCACCGTTATTTATGAGGAGGTGTGATGGGTGCACACTGGATCGGATTGACCCACTTGGGCATTACGAGCCGGGCAATGTTCGTTGGGCGACTATCGCGGAACAGACCGCTAACCGCCTACCTAGAAACTACTGGAAGAAAGGTTGACCATGCGATACCTACGAAACCGACGCGATGGCACGATTTACGAGTGGGATGAAATTCTTGCTGCGAACGCACTGTGTGAGGAAGTAACTGAGGAAGAAGCCTTTCCTGAGCGGTTTATCCCCAAGAAGCAAAAGGGTCGTAAGACTGGCTTGACGCTTGAAACTGAAGTTATCCCCGAGGAGTCCATTGATGTGGGCAACCCGGACATTAACGCTGATGCTTCGAGGAATCTTCCAGCATGAAACTTTCCAGTGTAATCACTGAGGCTCGCCGCATCCTCCAAGACATCAATGTACCCCAGCGGTACAGCGATGCAGTGTTGCTTGGGTTCGCCAATCAGGCACTCAAGCGCATGGCGGTTTTGCGCCCTGACCTCTTTGCTTACATTGGGGAAATCCCTACTGCCGCAGGTCAGGTACTACAGACACCCCCCGCTGACTCCATCCGTGTGATGGAGATTTTTCAAGTCAAGGACGGCGGCGGTGTGGTTGAAGTTGATCGCACGACTCTGGATGAAACCTATCCGATGTGGATGAATGACCCGGCTGGCCCAGCCATTAACTGGATGCGCCATGTACGCAACGCCAACAAGTTTTTCATCTACCCCAAAGCCCCCGTAGGGCAGGTGTTGATTGCCGAATACGCGCAAACCCCGATTGAGTACACAGCCGACCAAGATGTTGCACTGCTTCCAGATGCCTACTTACCCGTTGTGATTGACGGTACGGTGTTCTTGGCTGAGTCTGTGGACAACGAGCATGTCAACTCCAACCGTGCGCAGTTGTTCCAGCAGTCCTTTACACAGGCTCTTGGGGTCAGCGCACAGGCTAGGACAATGACTGATACTGAGAACGCGGGCTTACAGAAAGATGAGGTGATTGCATCATGACGCTACGCACCTTCTCCTCAATGGTTACCCGCCTTGCACCAAGCGTGCCGGGCTGTCCTCAGCCAGTCATCGAGCAATATGTTCGTGATGCCGCTATCGAGGTGTGCGAACGCACCCTTGCATGGCGCTATGAGCAGCCTGCTATCCGCTTGACACCGGGTGTTTACGACTACCCTTACGAGCAGCCAACTCAGTCTGAAGTCCACGCTGTGCTGACTGCTACGGTCAACAGAGAGCCGCTTGACCCTGTAACGCTTGAGCAGTTGTATGCCAAGTACCCCGGCTGGCCTGACTATACGGTAGACCAAAGGGCAACCCCCCGCCTGATCTGCCAGATTGACCCCGATAACTTCGTTGTTGCACCGCTTCCTGACAGCGCTGAGCCTTACGACTTGCGCATGATCGTGGCTCTCAAGCCGCTACGGGACTCAACGGGGATGGACAAAACCGTGTTTGATGATCTTGAGAATGTCATCATGCACGGTGCATTGCAGCATTTGCTGGTGATGCCTAACAAGAACTGGAGTGACCGGGAACTAGCCGCGTATCACGCCAAGCAGTATATTGCCAAAACATCTGAGCGCAGAGCCAGAGCCAACATCGGTAACGCGAGAGCGTCGATGACGGTTCAGATGCGCCCCTTAGCGTGAGGTCACTATGTCAGTAGATGTCATCCGATTAGTCAAAGGCGACGAGCGACCATTCATCATCCTAACGCTTACGGATGACATTACGAACTCGCCTGTTGACCTGTCTGCCGCCACAACGACTGTGGTTCTGAAGTTTCGTGAGGCTGGCACGACTAACACCCCCGTTACTATTCCTTGCAACAAGTTGACAACGGGTGCTGATGGTAAAGTTATTTTCAACTTTGTAGGTGGCGTGCTAGATGTTCCGGCAGGAGCCTACGAAGGTGAGATCGTTATTGACTATGACGGGCAGACTGAGACGGTCTATGACCTCTTGGCTTTCCGTGTGCGGGAGAACTTTGACTGATGGCTAATATCCGGGTTGCCGCTCAGGTTGTCACTTCACTGTCTGCCCTTGTTGCGGCAGCAACAGTAAGTGCGTCTGTTCGCGCCCCCGAGATTGTAGTTACTGAAAATTACCAGTCCCGCGCCTTTGTCAGCGCGGTATCCATCATCCCGTCAAAACTATTGGCGGATACGGCGAGCATTACTGACGACCTAATTAACTTCGATATTGGGACAGTCCTGATTGAGGTTGCAACTGTCACAGAAGATGTTGCTCTGACTGTCGAAAAAGTCCTGTCTGACGACTTTACATTGTCTGATGCAGCGGCTCTTGAACCGGGTAAAACGGCGACGGATGCTGTCACGATGGCTGATGCAACCGCTCTTGCACCGGGTAAGAGTGAAACTGATGCTGTCACGGTGGCTGACACCACGACACTTAATGTCGCTAAGGTCGAGACTGACTCCGTAACGGGGGCAGACGAGATCAACGAGTTCACCGTTGGAAAAGTACTAACCGACTCAGTAACAGTTACCGAAACAATCTCGGCGTTTGATGCGGGTATTGTGCTGGATACAACTGCTGCGGTGGATTCCATCACGGCGTTTGAGGTGACCAAGCCTGACCTTACAGATGCGGTTACTGTTGCAGATACTGCGACACTCGCACCGGGTAAAGTCGAAACAGATGCGGTAACTGTTGCGGATACCGCAGTTCTTGCACCGGGTAAAGTCGAAACAGATGCGGTAACTGTTGCGGATACCGCAGTTCTTGCACCGGGTAAGAGTGAAACTGATGCTGTAACTGTGGCTGACACCACGGCACTTGATGTCGCTAAGGTTGAGACAGACGCGGTTACGGCTGATGATGCCACTGCGCTCGATGTAGCCCGTGTCGATAGCGATGCGGTGACTGTTGATGATGCCACTGCGCTCGATGTAGCCCGTGTCGATAGCGATGCGGTGACTGTTGATGATGCAACAGCATTGGCGGTTGACAGGGTAGATACTGATGCCGTGACGGTAGCCGATGCAGTCAACTCGTTTGACATCAGTAAAGGTGAGGCTGATACCGTAGCCGCGACTGATGAAATCAACGACTTTACGGTAGGGAAAACCCTAACTGATTCAGTCACAGTTGACGATGCGATTTCCGCCTTCAGTACAGATGTTGCTGTTGACTCTGCTGCAACCGCCGATGAAATCACGGCGTTCGTAGTAACCAAACCAGACTTGACTGACTCTGTAGCCGTTGCTGATACTGTTGCGCTTAATGTCAGCGAAGTTCAGACTGATGCAGTTACCGCGACAGATGCCGCGCCTGTATTTGTAGTTGGTCTTGCGCTAACAGATAGCGCAACAATTGACGATAACATTACGCTGGAGTTAATTTTAGGGCAGACATCTCCGCTCTACGACTTCGCGTTTACCTCGGACGACAAGTTCACATACTTCCCTGTGCCGGGTACACTCAACAGCCACCTAGTTCACCAACCGCTTGTGAACGGTGAGTTTGTACTGACAACTGACCCCAATGCTGGTATTGTTTACAATATCCGCACGGAGTCGGAGTACACCTTTGCAGGGTACACACTCAATGGAAACCAACTTAACTAAGGAGTAAATCATGCTTCAAGACTCTGTTATTTTGACTGGTGCGCTCAAGATTGTTCTTGCTGACGCACAGGGCAACATTAAGGACGAGCGCGAGGTTCCTAACCTCGTTGTGACCGTCGGTAAAAACTTCATTGCTTCGCGCATGATTGGTGTTACTGACAACATCATGTCGCATATGGCTATTGGTACTGGTACGACTGCTGCGGCTGTTGGGCAAACTGCACTGGTAACTGAAGTAGGCCGCGTGGCGCTGACTTCTAATGTCCGTACCAATAATGCTATCGCTTATGTAGCAACCTTCCCCGCAGGTACAGGTACTGGTGCAATCACTGAAGCAGGCATTTTGAACGATTCTTCATCTGGCACGCTGCTTTGCCGTACTGTGTTCTCAGTTATCAACAAGGGCGCTGCTGACACACTCGGTATTACTTGGACTGTCACGGTTTCATAATATGTCTAGGCCCAAGGAAACTATGAACCTAACGGTTGACCAACGTTTCTGGCACTATGTCCAGAAGCAGGATGGTTGCTGGCTATGGATGGGGGCTAAGTCCCCACTCGGCTACGGTAAGTTCAATTTTCTTGGGAAAACTCGGCAGGCACATCGTGTTGCATATGAACTTATGAAAGGCGACCCTACTGGGCTTCATGTATGTCACACTTGTGATAACCCGTCTTGCGTAAATCCTGACCATCTGTTCCTTGGCACTGACGCAGACAATCTTGACGATATGGCTCGTAAGTTGCGTGCAGGTAAAGCGCTAACGCCCGAGCAGGTCAAAGAGATCAAACGCATTTTGGCTGAGGAATATAAGCCGCTACACTTGATAGCAGAGGAGTATGGTGTGTCTCGCAAATCAATTCAACGGATTAAGAACGGGCAGTACTGGAGGTACGCATAATGGGCATCAAAGTCTCTAACAATGCGTTTGCAACTCTCGCTGCTGGTATTAACAGTTCGGCTACGAGCATTACGCTGACTACTGGGCAGGGCGCTCGTTTCCCAACTCTGGGCGCGGGCGACTACTTTTACGCAACGCTGATCGACATCTCCAACAACTTGGAGATTGTTAAGTGTACGGCTCGCAGTACGGATGTACTAACAGTTGTCCGTGCGCAAGAAGGTACATCTGCTCGTGCGTATAGCACAGGTGATCGCATTGAGATTCGTATCACAGCGCAGACGTTTTTAGATGCTACGGCTATTCCTCCAATTAACTACGGCCTGTTCCGCAAGGCAGACCCAACAATTGTTGCATGGTCTAAAACCGGCGCGTTTACTGTTTCGACAGCAACTACTTTATATATAGAAGTTAATGGCGCAGTAAAAACAATTGCGTCTTCTACCGCGGTAACCATGCCCGGCTCTGCCACAACCGGCACCGACTACGCTATTTGGGCCAAGACCGATGGAACTCTGGAAGCAACTAGCAACCATACGTCGCCACCCACAACCAACGCTCGCAAAGTTGGCGGCTTTCACTACGCCCCCGGCGGTAACGCATCCGGAACTAGCGGCGGCAACACGACAGCGCAGATTAACGAGTATTCATTCTGGGATTTGAAGTTTCGCCCTGCCTGCCCAGACCCACGGGGCATGACGCTAGTGGCAGACGGTTTCTGGTCGGACATTTATCTGACTGGTGTGGATGCAATAACAAACGGCTCGTCAAAGTACAACGTGACGATGGCTGATTGGTCTAGCCCGCCAAAGATTTCCGCAAAATTCGGCGGCAACGGCTCAACGACTTATGGCTCTTATACTTGGTTTGAAGCCTGTGAACACGCCTGTGCTTTTGGCAAACGCTTGCCGACTCAGCGTGAATTCATGGCTCTGGCTTATGGAACCACCGAGGCATCAAGTGTTGGATCAGACCAAGTATCGACTGTTCTGAACGCCGCTTACACTTCCAAGTGGGGTGTCATTCAGTCGTCAGGTGTGCTTTATTCTTGGGCAGCTGACCGTGGCGGCCCGTTCGCAGCCGCAAGCTGGAACGCCAATACCGAAGGCAGGGGTTCTGAATACAACGCCCCCAATGCGGCGCTCTTTGGCGGCAACTGGGTCAGCGGGTCGGACGCCGGTTCTCGTTGCTCGTACTGGCCCAACGCTGCGTCGGTCTCGGTCAGCAGCTTCGGGTCGCGCTTCGTCTGTGACCACCTGTTACTTGATTAAGGGATAACCATGAGACCATTAAAAACAATAATCAACACTCGGGCCGACCTTGACGCAATTGCAGGAACTCCTGAACACGCAGACTTTATGCAGTCGCTCAAAGGCTCGATGACAAGAAAGCAAGACGTTCAGGTTTACCCAGAAGGATACGGTCAGCCTGGCTATGAAGGCGCAATACTTGAACCGATTTGGGAAGAAGTGGAAGATTTGTCTACGATTGAGCGTTTTGGTTTCAGCAAGGAAGATTTCAACAATGTCTAGCACCCCGCTGCCTGCAGACGAACCGAGTCAGGAGTAAGTCATGGGATTAAAAGTCACCAACAACGCATTTGGTACGCTGAACGCTGGTATCACCAGCAGTTCAACTACTATTGTCCTTAACTCAGGCGAAGGTGCGCGTTTCCCAACGCTCGGTGCTGGTGACTATTTCTACGCCACACTGATCGACACATCGAACAACCTTGAGATTGTGAAGGTCACGGCACGCAGCACGGACACAATGACTGTAGTGCGTGCGCAGGACAACACCACAGCCCGTGCATACAGCACGAATGACAGGTTTGAGTTACGCCCCACGGCTGCGCTGTTTAATGAGAAGGCCAACGCAGATGACGTAACCGCTTCGCTCGCTACCAAGCAAGCAGCCAGCCCTGTGCTGACTTCGTATGTCGATACAGGTGTGAACTTCCGCAACCGCATCATCAACGGTGACATGAGGATTGACCAGAGGAATAACGGGGCGAGTGTTACTTTGAGCAGTTCAGGTGTTTTTCCAGTTGATCGTTTTCAATGCGATGAAGATACCGATGGAGTGATGACAGGTCAACAAAGTACCACAGCACCAGCGGGTTTTGTCAACTCATTGGTCATTACAACCACCACTGCTGATACAAGTTTAGGCGCTACACAGTATGCTGCCGTAATTCAAAAAATTGAAGGTACAAATTTATCTGATTTAGGTTGGGGAACTGCTAATGCTAAAACAGTAACTCTTTCATTTTGGGTGCGCTCTAGCCTTACTGGAACATTTGGTGGTGTAGTAGCAAACTCAGCCCATAACCGCTCATATCCATTTACCTACACAATTTCATCTGCAGACACATGGGAACAAAAAACCATCACTATTTCTGGTGACACTTCTGGAACGTGGTTAACAACAACTGGAACAGGGATGCGTTTATTCTTTGGTCTTGGTGTTGGCTCTACCTATAGTGGTACCGCTAGCGCATGGGCCGGTTCTACATATATTTCAGCCACAGGCGCAACTTCAGTCATCGGCACTCTCAACGCCACTTGGTATATAACCGGTGTACAACTTGAAGTAGGCTCTGTTGCCACCCCGTTTGAGCGTAGACCGTATGGTACTGAGTTGGCGTTGTGTCAGCGGTATTATCAAAAAATATTTCCACAAGCAACTAACATTCACCTTGCTTCTGGTTATTGTTCAACAACCACTTCTTCAAGATATGTTATTAACTTACCTGTTCAAATGCGAATTGCACCAACGGCTTTGGAAACTAGCGGAACAGCAAATCAATACGCTGTAAATAATACTACATCTAATTTTACTTGTAATGTTGTTCCAGCATTTAATAGTGCTTCTCAAAACACAATAGGATTTTCATTTAATGTTGCTTCTGGTCTTACTGCTAATACTGGCGCTTTAGCCCGAACAGATGCAACTAATGGAGCAGGCGCATACCTTGGATGGAGTGCAGAACTATGATTTATAAAATGCTTCCTTTAGTTAACGGCGAACAACAAATCTTTGCCCGTATTGATGACGATGGCCTATGCCGCCTGACTTGCTCCGCTGAGTATCCACAACTAAAAGCAGACTTGGTGGCTGGCGCAGAACTGCAAGACGCTGATGGCAACACTATGTCATCCGAAGCAGCACAGACATTTGTGAGAGGACTGCCGTGATACGCCGCCCTCTTGTGTTATTCCCCAACGGTGCATTAGCCCGTTGTGAGGAAGTGCCGCCTGAGGGAATCCTAGTTATTGAACCAGAACTGCCTGAGGAGGAAGATTTCCCAGCAGTGATTGACCAAACCCAAGCAGTGCGGGAGGCAAACAATGCCAACGGTCAAGGAACTTGACGCTCGTTTGGTGGCCCTTGAGGTCATCGGTGCTGAGCGATATGGAACATTACTCAAGCGGCTTGACCGTCTTGAAATGATTTTGATTGGGTCTGCTGGTACTTTGATAGTTGGTATGGCAGGCATTATCGTAACTATCGTCCTCAAAGGAGCCGCATCATGATGAGCAAGAAACCCACTACGAAGAAGTCTGCTGCTAAGCCGATGGGATACGCCAAGGGTGGCCCGGTATTTAAGCCTTGCGCTGGCTGTCCTAGCCCCGCTAAGTGCAAAGCCGCTGGCAAGTGCATGAAGAAAACCAAGAAGTAACCACACCGTGAGAAAGGCGCATTATGGATCAGGTGATTTTCAATTGGGCGGTCGGTGTTGCTGGCTTTTTCGGGGGCTGGCTATTGAAGGTTATCTGGGACGCCATTCAAGACTTGAAACAGGACATCAAGACTATGGACTCCAAAATGCACCAAGACTTTGTGCGGCGTGATGACTTCAAAGACGCAATGACTCATGTCCAAAAAGACATGGATGAGTTAAAGCAAGACATGAAGGACGGCTTTAAGCAGGTCAACAATACGCTGAACATGATCTTTCAAAAGATCGACAGCAAAGAGGATAAAGAGTGAACCATGTGGACAGGTGGAAAAATCGGAGACGCATGGCTTGGGCCTCATTGGTTGCAGGCTTGGGATTCCCTTTACTCCTCCTATTCACAGACTCTGCTGAACTTGGAAGCGTCGCTGGCCCGTTCTATATTTTCGTGGGTGCTGTGGTGGGCGCGTATATTGGGTTTGCAACCGTAGACGATAAATGGACAAATGATGCCCGGCATGAAACTAACCCTTATCGTGAGTTTGACCGCAGCCCTGATCGCAGGTATCGCAGGGTGGACAGCCAACGGGTGGAGGCTGAACGCCAAGATCGACAGGATGGTTGCTGACCATGCGACACAACTCGCCAAAGCAAATGCGGATGCTCTTGCTCGGTATACCGCGATGGAGAAACAGAAACAGGAGGCTCTTAATGAAGCAAACCGTATCGCTCAGCGTAATGCTGCCGCTGCTTCTACTGCTCGCGCTGATGCTCAGCGGTTGCGCGACCAAATTGCCACCGCCGACCGTGTGTCCACCGCTACCGTCGCCTCCCTCCGTAACTACACCACAACCCTCTCAGCCGTATTCGGAGAGTGTGTCAGTGAAATTGAAGGACTGGCAAAAACGGCTGACGGACACGCCCTTGATTCCAGAACGCTAAAAGGAGCATGGCCTAAATGAATTTCCGTTTGTCTCAGCGTAGCCTAGACCGACTGGCAGGTGTCAAGCCTCAGTTGGTTGCAGTCGTTAAGCGGGCTATTGAGATCACCACCGCGGACTTCGGGGTGACGGAAGGGCTGCGCACCCTTGAAACACAACGCAGGTATGTGGAGACTGGCAAGAGCCAGACGATGGACTCCAAGCATCTAACTGGGGATGCCGTTGACCTCGTGGCTTACATCGACGGACAGGTTTCGTGGGAACTCAATGTGTACGACAACATCGCTGACGCCGTAAAGCAAGCAGCAATAGAACAAGATGTTGCTGTGCGTTGGGGTGCTGCTTGGAACATTCCTGACATCCGCAAGTGGGATGGCAGTATGGAAGCAGCAATGAATTTTTATATTGATGAGCGCCGCAGGCAAGGGCGTAGGCCGTTTATCGACGCCCCCCACTTTGAATTGGTGTAATCATGGCAGCCGTAAAGATAGTCAAGTTTCTCGGAGAAGCACCAAAGACCAGCCCGGAGTTGCTGCCGGATGCTGCTGCTCAGACTGCATTTAATGTCAAGTTATATTCAGGTGACTTGATTCCCTACCGTCTGCCAAGTAACGCGGGTAATGTGAACCGTGTTGGTGAGATCAAGACAATCTATGCCCTGCGTGATCCTGACACGGGCGAGTTGGTATGGCTTTCGTGGGCGAACGATGTTGACATCGTGACTGCTACCGCATCGGAAGATGGCGAGCAGCGGTTCTACTACACGGGCGATGGTGTACCTAAGGTCAGCAACTATGCACTGGCTACTGCCACAGGTGTACCTTACCCCAATAACTTTTACGAACTTGGTCTGCCGTTGCCTGAAACCAAGGTGACTACGGTTGCAACCTCGTTCACACAGAAAACCACAACCTCACGGGCGCGAGATACGGGCAACATTGCCACGATTGTGACTTCGACAGCCCACGGCTTGCGTACTGGCAACATCGTGTCGATCACAGGTTTCCCTGCGGCGACTAACACCGTGGCTACTTTTAACGCGACCAACGCTGAAGTCACGGTCATTAACGATACGACTTTCACCTACTTCTCTCCCGGCGAAACAGTCAGTACGACCCCAGACTCTAACGGGCGGGTATCGCTGGCTGGTAATACCGTGCCGCGTTCCTATGTTTACACTTGGTACACCCCGTGGGAAGAAGAATCGGTTGCGTCTGAGCCATCCGAAAACCTATACATCAAGGAAGGCCAGTTGGTCACAGTGACCAATCTACCGACAGCCAAGCCTGCTGGGGATAACTTCATTCGTGGTGTGCGGCTGTACCGTACGCTGGCTTCTCCGTCAGGAACAGAGTACTTCCGCCTTGCCACCTTGTGGTTTCCCACCAAACTGGCTAGGGTTAGCCGCTCAGGTAATGTGTCCCGCGTTACGCTGGAGTTTCCACACAACCTTGGGGTTGATGATCGGTTCAAGATCAGTGGTTGTACAGACACGACCTTTAACATTACAGACGGTATTGTTGAAGATGTCATTGACGCTTACACCTTTGAGTACAACCAGACCGCTGCCGATGTAGCGGAAAAAGATGAAACAGCAGGTATGCTCTACCATGATGTGGCTGAGACGATTGATAAGCCCGCTCGGTATTGGGGGGATGGGTCGTTCGGGTTTACGGATGACTTTGACTCTCGCACGCTGTTTGACATTCTCGATACGGACAACTTCGACTCACCGCCAGCAACTCTTAAAGGTCTGACTTTGGTTCAGAACAACATCCTTTGCGGCTTTGATGGCAACCAGTTGTTCTTCTCCGAGCCCGGATTCCCACATGCTTGGCCTCCTGAGTATGTTCTGACTTTCGAGTACGACATCGTGGCGATTGCTGCGGTGGCTGGTTACATTCTGGTGCTGACCAAAGAGTACCCGTTCCAAGTCTCGGGTAACAACCCAGCGACTATGGCGTTTGCCCGCATCGACACCCTCTACCCCTGCGTCTCCAAACGCTCAGTGGTCAACATGGGCTTCGGCGTGGTGTATGCCACCTTTGGTGGCTTGGCGGTTTACAACCCATCGGCTGGTGCTGACCTGATTACCAAGTATGTTCACGATTGGGATACTTGGGGGGTTGACTTCGATTTGACGAAACTGGTTGGGCGGTTCTACAACGGCAAGTACTTTGGATCTAACGGAACAACTGCCTTTATCTTTGAGCGTGATGAGCGTGTCGGCGGCTACTTCGTTCGGATCAACTACAACTTCTCCACTGCGTGGTACGACCCGCAGACCAACGACTTCTACTATATCGCTGACAACCTTGGCAACCTGTTACGCTGGGATCAGCGCGGTCAGCCTCTATCTGCAATGGAGTGGAAGTCCAAAGTGATTGTGACCAAGGACTTTCTGAACCTTGGTGCAGCCCGTGTGATTGCCGACTTCCAGACTCCTGATGAGGAGGCTGAGGCTATTGCCGCCTACAACGCTGGGGTTCCGGCGTTCAACGCCCAAGTCTGGCTGGATTACTCCACCCCGACACAAACGGCGTCTTATGCCCGTGCGTCCAATGTGGCAACTATCACTACCGCAGTGCCGCATAACTTGGTCACTGGGTCAAGGATTGACATCACTGGTTTCACGGGCGGCACAGCATCGACATTCAACGCACAACAAGTTGTCATAACCGTGACGGGGCCGACGACCTTTACCTACGCATCCGTAGGTTCTTCTGTCGGCACGACTGCTGATACGACGGGTACGGTTATCTGCCTTAAAGGCTTGGGCGACTTGAATGGCCCTTATGACCGCTTAGATGCACAAGGGAATCGGATTGCCAACTTTGGCACGCTGAACTCCACCGTGATTAACGGGGATAACTTCATGCGGTCAGTGTTGCCGATCCCCGGTGTGCTGCCCATTACCTTCCGGTTGTGGGTCAACAAAGAATTGGTATTCCAAGGCACGGTGTCTACCTCCGATGTGTTCCGCCTGCCCAGTGGTTACCGCTCGGATACCTTTGAAGTTGGGGTATCCGGTTCGGCTCGTGTCCGAGCCATCCATATTGGTGAAACCCCTTACGGATTGAGGACTGCATAATGGCTCGCTTTACTGCCATCCCTTCTATACCAACAGGTAATGTTACCGAATGGCAATCTCAGGTAATGAACGCACTCAAAGAAAATGTTGAGTTGCTTGCTGGTATTCGGGGTGAGGCAGACAGGGCAAGTCAGGCAGTCGTCAAAGGTGGGCTGCGAGTTTCATCGGTTGCAAACCCAACATTTTCTCGTGTGTCAGCGTCGCCTACGGGGTATACTGTTAGCGGGGTAAATGTAGCGTCAGTAGACGAGTTTGCAAAGTTGATTAACGATGTACAACTATTGGCTAACGATGTCGCGGCTTTGAGGTCAACTCTCAATACGCTCATCTCCCAGTTGAAAGGATAAATCATGGCTGCTTCGCGTAACCCAGTTACTGAAATTCTAAACATGCAAGCCCCTGCGCCGACCTCTGTTCCGCAGTCGGGACTGCCCACTGTACAAGGCCCAACGGCTGTCAACCTCAGCACTCCTGCTGATCCTGTTATGGCGCCTCAGGCTCCACTGATGTCTGCGGAACTGCCCGCACCCCCACCTTCGCTTGACCTGCCTGCATCGTTGCAAGGTTTACTTGGTACAACATCTCCACAGGTGATGGTCAATGAGCCTGCAATTCAGCAGAACAATGCACTGGCACAAACTGGCACGGTGGCTAGTAATCCACAAGCACCTGTTCTTGACTTCCGTCTCCAGCCTACTTATGCAGAAGGCGGTATGGTTGGTGAGAACGGTATGCCTGTTATGCCTCAGGGTATGCAGCAAGGCAAACCGATGGATGCTCGCCAGTTGGAAATGCAACTGAATGACTTCATGCGGCAGAACCCACAACAGGTTCAACAAATCGCGCAAGCCATTCAAGCAGGTTTGCAGTCTGGTGAGATCACGATGGAAGAACTCAACATGGCTGAGCAGATGGCAATGACTGCCCTGCAAAATCCAGACATGTATCAGTACATCCGTCAGTTTGCTATCCAGCAAGGTATGGCTACTGAGCAAGACTTGTCGCCTCAGTACGACCAAGGTTTGATCTTTGTGATCCTGTTGGCTGTTCGCTCTGCCCGTGAAGCAGGTGGTATGGGTGCAATGCCAATGGGTGGTCAACAACAGCCTGTTATGAATATGGCAGGTGGTGGTTATGTTCCGCGCAATATGTCGCCTACCCGTGATGGTTCTGGTAAGCGTGATGATGTGGCGATCAATGTTTCTCCCGGCGAGTATGTGATTCCCAAAAAGATTGTGGATGCAAAGGGCCGTGAGTTTTTTGACAACCTTCTGAAGAAATACGTATGACACAAACACCGGGGTTTGACCCCATTCCTCTTGACGACTTCGAGCCACTGCTCCTTAGCACTAAGGAGAACTTCGACATGTACTGGCCTGCGGCTAAGCCCTTGCTAGAACGCTGCGTCAAGCGAGCAATGCACGGTGAGTTGACTATTGAAGATATTCACCAAGCGGCAATGCAGGGCAGAATGTATGTGTTTGTTGTGAAGTGCGACAAGACCATCACGAAGTCTGTGAAGTTGGCTCTTGTACTTGAGGTTGTTCCGTACCCCCAAATGAAAGCCATGAACATTGTGGCTCTTGGTGGTAATGATTTAGACGCTCTCCATGAGAAGTATTGGAAGATGCTTTGTGGTTGGGCGTATATGAACAGTGTCCGTTACATTGAGGGATGGGTATCCCCAGCAATGGAGCGGGTGATTTCTCGCTATGGTTTTAAGCCTGTGTATACACACATGCGACTCGACTTAACGGAGGCTATGAAATGAGCGCAACGACTTTTGTCCGGATGCCCACCAACAAACAACTGTTGGCAATGGGTGTACCTGATCTTCCTGAAGAAGCATTTGGTGGAGTAGGCGGTCATCGCCTGAATCCTATTGCCCGCGCTATTGGCGGCAAACAAGTTACGCTACACGGTGGCGGGCGCGGTGGTCTTAAAGCAGTGATCGGTGTGGTCGCTGCGATTGCCATTCCGTTTGCTGCCCCTGCGATTGCATCGTCTATCGGCCTATCGGCTGCTGTGGCTGGTGCAGTCGGTTCGGTTACCGCAGGCTCTGTAATCGGCTCCGCCATCGTAGGTGCTGGTCTAGGTGCTATCTCTGCCAAATTGCAGGGTGGTGACTGGAGACAAGGCGCACTGATGGGTGGTATCGGTGGTGGCGTAAGTGGATACTTCAACGCTCCTCAAGCCATTCAAGCCCCGTCGGGTGCTGGTGCTGCTGTTGCTGGTGCTGAGCCTTCTGTCAACGCAGTGGTTACCAATGTGGGTAGCGGTACTGGTTCTTGGAGTTCTGAGTTGGGGCAGTTTATTGACCCGATGACTGGTAATGCAATCGCTCCACAAAACATTGCTTATGGCGGTACGGTTTCCAGTGATCTTGCTGCTCAGTTGAGTTCTGGTGCGGTCGATGCTTCTAGCCTTGCCAACTCCATGCAAGGTATTCAGGTCAACACCCCTGCTGTTTACGGCGGTAATGCTGCTGCCTTCGGTTCTGGCGGTGGTACTGGTGCTTTCTACAATCCTGATGCTGCTGCAACAGGTGCGTTTGGCCCGACCAACTACGCAACGCAAACTGCTCCTGCGTACTCACAAGCAGGTGTGACGGTTACTCCGGCTGCTGAGCAAGCCGCTGCGGTTCAGGCTTCGTTCCAACCTTCGATGGCTGCTGCCCAACCCGGTGCGCAGCAACCCGGACAACCCGGAGCCGCAGGTAGTACTGGAACGGCTGCTCCAACAACAGTTAGTGCAGCGCTCAAACAACAACTTACTGACCCACGCAAGCAGGCTGAGTTCTTACTGCGTGCAGCAAGTCTGTCGGCTGGTGCAGCAATGGCTGGTGATGGTATGAGTCCTGAAGAACGCGCTCTGCTTGAACAGCAAAAGGCTGAACTTGAGCAACTGCGTACACAAGACCAAGCCGCTTACCAGCGCAAACTGCAAGAGGCTTACAACATTGTGGGTGAGGCCGATTACTTTGACCCCGCTCAGTTTGGTCTGATGAGCCAGCGTGGTGTACAAACCTCAGGCGCTCGCGCCAAAGCCGAAACACTCCGCAAGGTTTCAGGTGGTCGCCGCAGTGGTCTGCGTACTGCTGAGGAGCGCCGCATTGATCTCGGTATTGCCAAAGGTGGTGAGACTGCTTACCTTCAAGGTGCTGACTGGGCTCAGCAACAGAAACTTCGTACCAAGCAGGCTGGCCTCGGACTGGTTCCAAATGCTCCGACCACTTCGCTCCAGTACGGACAATATGTTGGTAATTTGTATGATGCTGCTGACCGCCGTCGTCGCCAGACCGCTGGTGATATTGGTGATCTGTTTGGGACATTTACTGGCTCGTCGAAGTCTACTAGCCCCGGCGACCTGTTGCAGCAGCTCAGGATCAACTACGGTTAATGGGAGGTCACTATGGCTCTCAGCCTAGGACAGTTCGCAAGTAGCATGGGTGTCATCGCCAGCCGCCAGCGTGCGGCTGAAGATGCTTTACTCGCGCAACGACAACGCGAACTACAGATTCAAGAGTTAAACAAACTCAACGAGATTCGGGCGAAGCAAGGTCAGAGTGCAATCAACGCGGCTAACCAGCCGCTTTTGCAATTCGACCAAGCACCGGGGCAAGCCTTTGGCACGCCGTCAGCCGCACCGCAAGGTGGGTTGCAAGTTCCGCCTTCCGCAGGTGGAGCGACCGCATACCCTGTGCCAACGCCACAGATTGAAGTACGGCCCCTTACGACTACACCTGCTGCACCTGCTGCAACCGCTGCACCTGCCGCTCGCCCCGCTGGTTTGCGTACTCCTGAGCAGTTGCTCAATGTACCTACTGAACAGTTAAGTGTTGCTGAGTTTCAGGCGCTTCCTGATGCTGAGCGGGTACGCCGTTTGCAGTTTGAAAACCAGCGGCGTCAGGCTGCTATTGACCGCTCTGCTTTGGGTAAGGCTCCTGCGGCTGCTGCTGACATCTTTGTTGGTGGCCCAGTTAATGCCGTTGCTCAAGGTGGTACTTGGTTGGCAAACCAGATTGGTGTCCCACGCCTTGGTCGTGCGCTTGGTATCTATGATCCTGATGTTACCCGTGTGGAGATTCCCACGATTGGTTCTGGTACGGCTACGCCTTACTACGACATGGTTCGTCAGGCTGAGCAGGCAAACCGCCCACTTACTGAAGCCCAACTGATTGAGAATCTACGCAAGACTGAAACCCAAAAAGCCACTGCCGCCGAAAAGACTCGTTCTGCTAACGCACAAAAGGCAGTAGCCGAAGGGTACGCCGACTGGATGCTTGACGACAAGGGTAATCCTGTCCGTGGTCTGCGCAATAACAACCCCGGCAATATCAAGTTCTCCCCCGACTCCCCGTGGAAAGGGTCGATGAAAGATGCCAATGGCAACTATGTCAACGATGGCGAGTTCGTTCGTTTCGATACGCCTGAGGCTGGCATCCGTGCCATGACGATGAACCTGATGTCCTACAACAACCGTGGGGTCAACACCATTCGGGGTATCGTCAACAACTGGACTACGACTGATCGTGCGTCGTACACGAAGTTTTTGACTGAGCAACTTGGAGTTAAACCGGATGATGTAGTCGATGTGCAAGACCCCGCTACGATGGAAAAGTTGGTTCGCGGCATCATCCAAATGGAGAACGGAAAGGTTCCTTATGATGCTCGAACAATCGAAACAGGTATTGCGCTCGGCTTTAACCAAGGTGCGGCAGTGGTCACTGCAAGCAATGCAAATGCTCCACGACTTCCTAGCCCGACTCAACAAGTGGCAACAGCAGTCCAGTCTGGTAACGCGACTCAAGTCGCAACTGCTGCGTCTCAAGCGGTAAAACCCCCTGCACCTGCCACTTCAGGCACGATGCAAGGCCCAGCCGCGCTGCCTCCTAATGCCCAGAATCCTGAGGTTCGGCAACTTCTAACAATCCGCAGTAAGTTGCAGGAAGATGTCAAGTTGTATGCGCAATACGGCATGGGCGATAAGGCATGGGAAACCGTAGGCAAAATTCAAGCACTTGACCTTGGCATGTACAAGAACCAAGCAGACTGGGGTGTGTATGAAGGAGCCACTACTGGTAACTTCAGCCGTGCCATGTCGGTCTTGTCTACCTTTACTAATGCGCCGCACCAAGTCTTGCAACGCCCTGACGGTAACTATGACCTGTACATCAACGGTCAAGTGGCTAAGAACGGTGTGAATCTGACTGGCCCACAAGTTGAGCAGTTGGTACGCTCCCGCGTGGATGCTGCCTACCGTGCGAAGTTGGCTGAGATTCAGACCGCCCGTGGTGATAAGGCTTTTGAGTCCGAACTGAAAATACGGGAAGAATCTAGCAAGCAGTACCTCCAAGGTGTTCGTGAGGCCAATGCTGAACTCATCAAAGGTAACTTTGAGTTGGCTAAGAAGAAAATGGAGAACGCTGGCTTTAAGGCAACCGCACTTAGCACGGGGCAAATTTCTTATAGCAATCCTGCTGGGGAAATTTATATCATTGACCCTGAGACTAAGACGATTACCATTGGTGGTAACACTGCGCAGGTTGGCCCAACGGCTGCACGAGTTAGCGGTATTAACACTACTGGAATCTGGAGTGCAGTTAATGCACCACAGCAAGTAACTGAGAGGTAATTATGGCTAAAGCGGGGCCAAGTTTGACAGACCCGATCTACTCAACTCCTAACGATCAACTCGCTAGGAGCATGAGTGCTTACGGGTTTTTGTATCCGGGGCAGGGTAGTTCTGGCTTGTCCACGCAAGAAGCCGCCGCAGGTCTAGCGGCTGCTGGTCAGGCCGCGCTTGCCCAAGTTCCGCAGTTCCAAACCCAGCAGGTTCAGACTGAACCTGCTATTGCGTACAGTCCGTCGCAGAAGAAGTTGTTTGTGCAAGGCGTCACCTTTGATGAGGACGACGCTGACATGACTCTGCGTGCTGAGCAGTTGCTTGGGCAACCTCCCGTAGGTCTACCCAAAGGTGGCGACTGGATTACGCTGACACCCGATACATACTCCCAACTAGCCAATCAGATTCGTAACCCCGGCCTTGGTCGGTTGATGTCCAAGAACTTTGGCATCGGTGTGGATCAGATGCAGCAACTTGCTGGTCGTGGTTTGCAGTTGTTTGGCGCTGAGGAAGTTGGTCAGAACATTGTTGACCGTCAGTACGAGGACATCCGTAAGAACCTGCCGTACCGCCGTGAGTTCCAAGAGATTGACTCGGCGGGTGGAGCCATTGACTGGCTGGCTGCAACGGTTGCCCAACAAGGGCCGAACATCCTTGGTTCGATTGCGGCTGCTGCGGGTGGTTATTTCCTTGGTGGCCCATTGGCTGCTACGGGTGCAGGTGGTAGTGCGATACTTCCTCGTGTCGGTCAGTGGCTTGCCAGCACGGCTGGTAAGAAAGAATTTGCCGACAAGGTTGAGCGTGAACTAGCCAAGCGTGCCGCAGGCCAAGCCTTCGATGAGAAGTTTCTACGCCAAGCCGCAGGTATTACGGGTGCGGTTGCAGCAAGCACGGCGCAGAACTACGGCATGGGTATCTCTGATATTTACGGTGAGTTCCGTGAACAGGGTGCTGGCCCCGAAGATGTAGGCGCAAGAACCTCTGCCTTCCTTGGTGGCGTGCCTTACGCCCTGCTGGAGTCTTTGCCTGAGTACCTGCTTGCGTCTCGTCTGTTTGGTGTTGGTGGTCTGTCCCCACGCTCAGGCGCGACTGCGCTCAAGGATATTCAGGGTACAAACCTTCTAACCACGGGGGCTAAGCGCGGCGGCGAACTACTCAAACGCGGAGCCAAAGGTGTTGCTATCGGTGGCCCTGCTGAAGGTCTGACTGAAGTTGGACAAGAGTCCATGCTGCTTGGTTTGACTGGGCAGGACTTTGGTAGCGAAGAAAACATTGACCGCTTGATTGAGTCGTTTGCCGCTGGCTTTGGTGTGGGTGGAACGATTGGAGCAGGTGCAAACCTCCGTCGCGGCCCATTGGGTAAACAACCTGCCGACTTGTTGTCAGGTGGTAATAACCCTGATACCTCGATGACCAGCAGTGCGCCTCAAGTACCTACACTGCCTGAAGGCCCACCGGGAACCCAAGGTGAATTGTTTGGCGCACCGCCTGAGCCACCGATGGGGACGCCCCCTGCTGGTGCAGCCGTTAGCCCGGCTCCTCGTATGGAACAGCGTCAGGCTTTGCTTGACCAACGCGCTCAACTGGCTCGCTTCATTACTGATGCCCAGCAAGAACTGTCTGACATGGCAGGTGGACGGGCCGTGCTTCAACAAGGTCGCATCAACATGTTGCGGCAAAACATGGAGCAAGCCCGTACTGCACTGCAACAGATTGACCAACAACTTGCAGAGTTCCAAGACCTACCCCCTGTGGCTGCTCAAGCGGCTCAGGCTCAGCAAGGTCAGATGGGTCTATTCCAAGGTGAGCAGGCTCCGCTTGCCCCTCCGACTGGTCAGTTACCCCTGTTCCCCGGTCAGATGCCGCTTACCCGTGTGCAGCCCGAAATGACCCCGCAAACTGCATCCACAATGCCGTCTGCCCCACCGACTGTACCTGTCCCAGTTCGTACACCGCAGCAAATGTCCTTGTTCAATCAGCGTGGTCAGCCCACGCAGCAGGCACTTCGGTCTACACAGGGTGGTCAGTTGCCTCTCTTTACCCAGCGGCAGGCTCCGATCCCGCCACGCACGGCTCCTCGCCCCGTGGCTCCTATGGCTCCAGCCCCCGCTCCTGTGGTCGCTCGTCCTACCCCGCAAGAGTTTCAGCGGGCTGGTCAGTTGTCCCTATTTACCCAGCAAGGTCAGCCCACGATGGCTGCCCTGCGTTCAGCAGGCACACAGCAACGAGTTGTACCGACCGTGCAGGCTGGCGCTGCCCAGATTCCGCCGACAGGCGCACCCGTTACAGCAGTCACTAGCCAAGCGGCTAGGGGTGCAGCACTCAAGCGCCAGCGTACTGGCATCTTTACCTATGAGGATGGCTCGGTTTACGAAGGGCAGTTGCGCAACGGTGAACCCAACGGTCAGGGAACCCTGACTTATTTCGATGGCAGTGTCTACACAGGGGGCATGAAAGATGGCGTACCCCACGGGCAGGGTCGTTTCTTGGATTCCGATGGAACCGTCATGGATGGCGAGTTCAAAGACGGTGAGTTCCAAGGTACGCCTCAGCCGCCTGCTAAACCCAAGCGTACCCGTAAGGAGAAACAAGATGCCGTTCAAGAGCAAGGCGCAGCAGGGGTATCTGTTCAGCCAGAAACCCCAACTGGCGAAGAAGTGGGCCAAGAAGTACGGCGTGCCAAAGAACCTGCCGGAAAAGGTAAAGCCCTCCGCAAAGGCAAAGCCGAAGAAAAAGTAGCCGAGACTCCACCTGAGGAGCCACCGCCTCCACCCAAAGGGGGCAAGACGCTAAAGAAAGCCCCGGCAAAAAAGACTGAGGCTAAGGCGCAGCCTGCACCCAAAGCCGCCAAGTTGCAAAAAGGCCCGAGTGGTATTGCGGCTATGGTGGGGCAGATCATGGGTACAACTACCCAGCCTGCCGTGGTTGCCAGTGAAACCAAGCGTGGCCCGCGTGAAGCGTCTGAAGAAACAGTTGCCGCCAACGAAGAACTTGACCTCGCCATTGAAACGGCTGAGACAACCAAGGATGCTGCCGCCTATGCGGAAGCCCTGTACGACATCGTTGAGACGCTGGTGTTCTCTGCACCTCGAACCTACCTGCGTAAGACATCTGAAAACTTCTTGGCAGACCATGAGCAAGGCGTATCGAAACTGGACTTCCAGCAGGCACTGCGTGAGGTTGCTCTTGACCAAGATGTAATCCGTCCAAACTCGCGTCTGTACGCACTGCTGGCTGAGAACGGTCTGTTGAACGACGCCACTGTGCAAGAGCGAGTCCGTGAACCCGGAGCCAAGGCTGAACAAGAAGCCGTGGCTGGCCCAATCACTACGCCACCTGCTAATGAACTGGTTACTCCTGAGGAGCGACTGGCTAACTTTCTGAACTCCACCCCTCAGTGGCCTAAGAAAGAGCAGTTGGTTAACCACCTCAAGAAACTGTACGCCAAGGTTGATGAGCCATCCTATGTTGTTGGCCCTCGTGGAACCATCCAAGATTACTTTACGGCTGAAGGTGAGCCGATTGTTTCCCAGCCACCGGGCAAGTCCTACTACATCCCGAACACTCGCACTGACGAGAAGATGACTCGTGATGACTTCACTAAGAAGCACAACGAAGCCCGTAAGGAACTGCGTGAACTAGAAGATGTGGAAGATCAGACCACGCTGGACGACATTCAGTATGACCCGCTGATGGACAACAAGACTGGTACTGACCGTGGCGACCTGAGTTTCTTCCGTGTGGATGGCAAACCTGCTGACCCAATGAAGGCTGGCCCGCTGCGTCTGTTCGTTGCCCGCATCATCTCCCGTTACGCACGCAAGCCCAATGTGGCGGTGTTCTCCAACCTTGCTGAGATGAAACGGCAAAACCCTGCGCTGTTTGAAGCCGCAGCCAAAGCCCGCCGTGAAGGCGACATCGAAGCGGTTAATGCCGCTGGTATGGCTTGGGGCAACAACATCGTCCTGTTCTCGGACTTCATCTACTCCGAAGATCACGCCCGCTTCATCATTGCCCACGAAACGCTGGGGCATGTGGGCTTCCGTGGTTTATTTAGCGATGCTGCACTGAACAAGATACTCCGACTTGTTGCTGATTCTGACCCCACACTTACGCACGCAGCCGAGGTGTACGCCCAAGGTAAGAACATCCCGTTCCTTGAAGCCGTTGAAGAAGTACTGGCTGACCGTGCCGCTGCACTAGATACGAACACCATTCTGCGATTCTGGAACTGGGTCAAAGACCAACTCAACAAGTTGGGCTTCCGCTTCCAAGACGACTCTGCCCGCTATTTGATTGGTCTATCACGCAAGTACATCCGTCAAGGCATTGGTCGTTCTGAAGTCAATGTCTCTAGCATTTTCAAAGAGGTCAATCAGTCTCTGCTCAACGAGCAATCGGACATGGAAGTTCTGCGCTTTGCGCAAGCAATGCCAATCGGGGACGCCACATTTGCTTTGAACAATGTAAACCAAAACCGTGCAATGTACGGCGGTATCCAGCGTGCGTGGAAAGACTTACTTGAAGCCAAGATAACGGCTGAGAAGATGCGCAAGGAAGGCAAGGGCGTACTGGCTAATGTCCGTAATGTGGTACAGAAAGTTCTTGACGGTATCCAAACGCAAGACAACATGGCTCGCAAGAGTAAGGGCTACTTCAAAGTATTTACGGTTACTCAGAACCGTGCTGCCCGCCAAACTGAATACAAGACCCGCTACGCCGAGGGAACCAAGACTGCTCACGAAGCCAAGTTCCTAGGCATGGGCGAGGGTATGACTCCTGACGAGAACTTGCGGGCTGGGCAATTGATGGCTTACGCCACGCTGTTGCGCATGAACCAGTACTCGGATAGCCAACTGGCTAAGATGGATAACCCCGTCTACTACGACCTGACCGAGCAGACTTTTGGTATCAACGCTGACGCCATTGAGTCCCTGAAGAAGATGGGTATGGTGTCCTTTGAGGAGTTCAAGAAAGGCTTTAAGGTTCAGCAAGGATTCAAGGAAGTGCCGATGACCGATGAGCATCGGGCTGAGATTGCCGCTAACCAAACGGCTGACCTTGAGGCATTGGAAGCAGGCAAGGCTAAGAACCTCAAGCGCATGAATGACAAGTTGGCTGAACTGGATAACGAAGAAGCCAAGTTGGAACAACAACTCAAGATCAAGAAAACTGAGCGGGACTTCGACCGTAAGATTGAAGCAACCAAGCGTAGATACACCAAGCAGTTGAGCGAGAGTACTTACGCCGTGCCTAACATGGTGGACACCCCCGCATGGTTCAAAGACCTGACCGAGGACTCTATTGAGTACAAGGTCTACCAAGAGTTCTCTGACACCATCGCCAATAGTGCCGTGGATATTCTGCGCTCCAAGTACATGGGTGCTATCCATGAACAGACCCGCACAGTTACGGCTGGTATCGGAGATGCTTTCAAGTCTGGACTGACTGCACGCGAACGCAAGTTCATTGACGACATCGTGGCTATCTACGATGACATGCGTATGGAAGAAGCAGTCTACAAAGACAACCGCTTGGTACTAAGCGAACAGTCTGAGGACAACGCCAACGAATGGCTAAACAAGAAGTTTGGTCGCTCACTTTACACTGACCTTGCCTTGAACGACTTGGCTAAGACCGTCAAAGGTTACACGGCTGAGGAAGTCAACGAGATTGTTAAAGGGTTGCGCCCCAAACTGCGCATCGGTACTGACCCTGAGTTGGACGATGTGAACGGTAACTCCATTTGGGCGTTGGTTCGCCGGGTGGAGGAGCGCACCATGTTTGCCGCTTCGATCAATGACGATCAGATGTACGCCAAGCGCACCATCGCTGGTAACTATGTACCCTTGACCCGTGACGGCGACTGGCAAGTGCGTGTCCAAGCCTACCGTATGGAAGGTGGCAAAGAGATTCCAGTCCGTCTGTCGCAGAGCCAGCAAGACTCCCTGTTCTTTACCAAGGTGGCAAACGAGAAAGCCGCCCGTGAAGTCAAGGATGAAGTTGATGCCATCCTTGCGGGTGAGCATGAGATGCGTGACAAAGACGGAGTTGCACAGACCGTCTATTTGCGTGCCGTAGCCTCCGTCGCTGAACAGACACCAGCACTGGTAGACATCTTGCACTATGACGAAGTGATGTATTCCCTGTCCCGTCTTGGCATCCGCCTGACTCCGGGTGAGCGCGACACGCTCGTTAAGAAAGTCACGGCACAAAACACCCGCGCTCGTGCCAACCTCCAGCGTGCAGGTATGGCTGGCTGGGATGCTGATGTGGTTCGTAGTGCGTCTGCCTTCTTGGAGCAACAAGCCTACACTGCCGCTAACAAAGAGTTCCGCCACCAGTATGACGAGATCATTGACAACCCACTGAACTGGGAAGGCGATGCTGACCGACTGGAAGAACTGCGCCTGAAGTGGGAATCCGCCAAGGGTGAAGCCAAAGAACTGGCAGCACGCGAGTACTTCCAAGAGAAATACTATTATGGCAATGCCGTGGCTCCTGACGATAAGTTTGTCACCAAGGGTAACTACTATAAGGAACGCGCCAAGTCCATGATCGACTGGCTCGACTCTACGGGTGACATCGTTCACGCCGATGACATTTGGACAAACAACGAGTGGTCGGTTGCGGCTCGTACTTGGGCGGCTATTGCCCAACTAGGTGGCTCCATTGCCACTGGCGTAACGCAAGTGCTTTCGTTGCCGACAAACTCATGGGCGTACCTGTCTACCTTCAACCCCAAGACTGGCTTTGGTGTCGGACTGGGTGCAGGTAAAGCCGCATCGCTTTTGCTTTCCTATGGTATGCGGGTGGGCAACTTCAAGTACGCCAACCTTCAGTACATCAAAGATCAAATCGAAGCCTTACAGAAGTCAGGTGCTAAGACCAATAAGGATGGCTTAACCCTCGGTGAGTTGTCTTTCCTTGAGCAGATGACTGAGGAGCAACGCCTTGACGCCGCTCAATTCAACGCCATGACTGGTACTAGCCGTGGTCGCCGCATCACTGGTAACCCAACTGCGCAGAAATTTATTCAGGCTTGGATGTTCCCCTTCGCTTACACCGAGCAGTTCAACCGTCGAGTCACACTCCTAGCAGCATATCGTGGTGAGTATGATCGGCAGATTGCTTCTGGCGCTACGACAACGCAAGCCGACATTGCCGCCCGTGGGGTAGCCACTCGTGCCGTTGATGCAACGCAAGGTGATTACGCTCAGTACAACCGCCCTGCTTTCTTCCGTGGTGGCTTGCAGTCCTTCGTGTACATGTACAAACAGTACCCGATTATGATGATTCAGTTGCTCAAGAATATGAATTACGAAGGGCGAATCATCATGCTTGGGTCGTTGCTCCTGCTCTCCGGGGTGAGAGGACTACCGGGTTCTGACGACTTGTTGGACATTGTTGATGGTATTGCCCAGCGTCTTGGCCTCAAGACTGGTTCGATTGAGAAAGAGTTTGCTCGTATCTTGCGCAACACCGTGGGTGAAGAACTTGCCAACGATCTGACTCCGATCATGATGCGTGGTCTGCTTGACCACTTCACTGGCTGGTCATTCTCCAACCGCTTGGGTCTTGGCGATATTGTCCCCGGCACTGGTCTGCTCAAGCCTTCGGCTACCAAGCAAGAGATTCTTCGTGAAGTGGTCAACATCGCAGGTGCGCCTACTTCGTTCTTGGCAGGTGCGTTTGAGTACACCTTCAACACCATCCCCGGAGTGGTTACGGGTCGCAAGAGTTTCACATCCCTGATGGGTGACTCCCCAGTACGGGCAATCGCTAACCTTGGCGATGCGTTCAAGTACCACAACACGGGTGCGATTACGGACAAGAAAGGTTATGTAGTTTCTCAGAACGCAACAACTTGGGAGATCATGGGTAAAGCGATGGGCTGGCATCCATCCCGCGCACAGGCTCAGATGGACTGGTTGATGGCTGACTCTCAAGAACAAGCCTACATGCAGATGATTAAGACTGAAGCGGTGCGCCGTTCTGTATCTGCCCGTCTGTCAGGCGACCGTGAGTCAGAAGCCGCAGTCAAAGACTACATTCGTGAGTGGAACGAATCCACTAAGGGTACACGCCTTGAGATCAGGAACTTTGGTAACTCGGTCAACCGTGCTTTCCGTGAAGCCAAAAAACCAATGGCGATTCGTGCGCTCAAGTCCTCCGCGCAGGCGGGTCGTGCAGAAGCCAAAGAACTTCTGCGCATGTATGGGGTAGACGAGGAAACCCTTGCGGGTGTCCCCGATTAAACTACCTTCAACTGCCCATGCGTTAGGTTCTCAATAGGCTGAGAAGCGGCGTCATCCAAGATTCCCTGCAAGCGTGGGTGATTGAGGTTGACGCCAATCACATAGCACTGCGGAATCTTTAGCCCAATATCTTTACCGAAATATGCCTTCTGCGACTTGGGTGTGGCGATGATGCCTTCTTCCTCAAACTCCCGTATGAATCCTTTGAAGTCCACACCTCTGCGGGACAACCACTTGCGTAGTGCCGTGCGTTCGATTAGCACCGTACCACCGTGGTACACATCAGTGAAGTTCTTGCGGTAGAAGTCGTAACGAATAACCACCTCATCAATGTATGGGCGGGTGTTGTCCCGCATGGGTTTCTGTCCATCGGTGTGGCTGACACTAACCATCTTATCCATGTGTTCGTTGATGAACTCCCCCAAGGTGTCGAAGGCATCTGACTTGTTACCCTCGGCTACGGACTTCATGCTCTTGACTTCATTCACTGCCCAAGCAGTTGCGTCCTCATAGTCATACAGGACTAAGCCCCACTCTTTGGCAAGTTGGTTGCCCAAGTCAGCAAGCACTAGACCCGCTTCGATGAACCGATCTTCGCCTGAAAAATGTACCCCGTACTTTTTGGGGAACTCCGCAAGAGCATGTTCAAGCATCCCTTTGACGGCAGGTGCGCCCATCACCATGATGCGTTTCATAAACTCAGGGCCAGCCAGTCCGTAGTTGCTCATTAGAAAAGCGTGGATTTGCCTACCAACTTGTGTGTTCTTGATGAACAGTGGATGGGGGTGAACATTGAACTCAATCAGTCGAGCCAGTTGCGCATCGGTTGCGTGTCCGTGGGCAAACAGTTTGCTATGTAGCGACTCGTTGGTGGATGCAGTCAAGGTGGTTGCCCACTCTTTGATCGCCCGTTCCTCGGAGTTGCGGTTCAATCTTGCCTTGTCTCGCCCTTGGCTAGTCCAGTAAAGTAAGTCACCCGCTTCCTCGTTGTTCATCATGGTCAGTTCGTCCACGGTCATGGGCGTGTTGCCATGCAAAGCCAAGCGAGAGAACAAACCATTTTGTGTGAACTTGCCACCGAAATGGAGCAGGTCAGGGTTGCCCCAAATGGACTGCATCATGTACTGACCCAAGGTCTTGCCGCCACCAGTCTTGCCGTAGAGCGACAGGATTAAACCCTTCAAGCCACTGATCTTCAGTAGCGGTGTGCCGAATGAGAAGCCTAGCAAGAACTTGTGGAGTGTCAAGCCGCCAGTCTGCAAGATGTTTGTGAAGTTCACCCATTCTTCAAGCGAGCCCTTGGACGCATACATGTCCTCGGTGACTCGACCAATGGATGCCGCTAGGTTGATTTGTTCGGAGGTGACTTCACCGTTAGCATTACGGCGCATCACAGCATTGCCGATGACAAACTCGTTGTAGTTATCCTTCCATCCCATTGAAGAATAAAGGTTGGTCAGTCCACGGCGTTGCTTCAACTCCTCCATGTATGAGCGTAGAAGCATTTGGAAATATCCCGTTTGGTTCTTGTTAAAAAGTACGATGCCCTGATCGGCAATCGCGGCGGCAAAGTCACGGCTACCATCAGTCAGATGGGCTTGCCGTAGGGCTAACTCAGTCCACCCCACATGCGGGCGATTCCACATGTAGCGCACGACTTCATAACCCAACCCCTCGTCTCTCCCGTATCCAATCGGATACAAGTCAAACTTACACACATCCACATCCGTGTCATCAATCACCATCTTCATGCCATCTGTGGTGCGCTTAAACGGTTTGGGTACTGGAATCTCTGCCGCCAATGGGTCAGCAAGTGCCGCCATCGACTTGACTTCTGCAAACTGGGTTCCCAATCTTGCGGGGCTACCGATCTTGTCTTTGAACTTACAACCCTTACATCCACCGGGGCGTTCGGTTTCAAACTTCGGACATGTCGTCGGGCCGGTCGCGCCCTGCTTCCAATGGTGCAACTTGTTGAGGGTTGCGGTTTGGTCAAAGCCGGGGTGGTTCTTGCTCCACTCAATGGCTACCTGCTCAGGTTCATTACAGAACGCCGCTACACCGATGAGGTTGTACCACATGGGTTCGGACACTTCGTCCTGATGCTCGACTGCCCATTTGATCTGTTGGCATCCATTGATGATGCGCTCGGGATTTGCGGGTTGGTACTCGTGCTTGACTGCCAAAGCATCCAGCAACTTACTGGTAGATTGTTTACGCTCGGGTGGCTCATACGGTGAGCCTGATGTATATGGTTCAAGGATTGACCACAGTTGTGCATACGACACTTCTTGCGTGTCGCGAATAAAGGTTGCGGTCTTTCCACCAAAGGGGTTGACGCACCCAACAGGGCGCAGAATCCGTGCGCTATCACCAGTCACCCCAATGTCGGGAGTGAAGTTGTGTTTCAAGCAAGCGGCTTTCAAAGCATGAGCCAGTGGGTTCCACTGCTCAGGCGCTATCGCTTCATCCAATATCCAGTAAACATGTATGCCGTTGCCTGACGAGATCATCATCGGCATGGGTAGCCCTGTCGCTTTGACGAAAGCAACAAGAGCCTTTGCGCCCTCACTTGCATTTGGAAAGGGCTTCGGCTTTCCGTTCTTGCCTATGCCACAATCAACATCTATGGCTAGGACTTTGGTGAGTTGAACATTCTCCTTGAGCCTACGCTTCTCCTTGAAAGTGGAGATAGAGTAGTAGGTGTTCATCCCACGCCCGTTCAGGGCAACAATAACTTTTGCGAGTTTTTCTACTGAATCAAAGTATCCATGCCTTGGTTTTGGATTGTCACCCTCAAAACTGGCTACACAGTACCATCCCTCAGTTGGTAAAACTCGCTGAAGAAAACTCAGCGTGTCCATACAGTCCCCGTTATTCAGGGGGGATTGCTCCCCCCTTACCTCATTCAAAACGCTTCAATAGTTCGTCAAGGCGTTCCTTGCGTTGTGGTTGCTCCATCGCTATGACATCAGGAGTGGGCCACTTGTCCTCGACCATGATAGCAAGCAACTGTTTTAGCACAGTCCTCACCATTCCGTCGTTGGATTTGCGCAGGGGCTTACCCTTAACCCACCCATAATAAGTCATCCGACTGACACCAAACAGACGCGCCATGTTGTCGGTTGTCAACATCATGTGCCTCCGTAACGCCTCGACCTTTACAAAGTCGATAGGCGGGTTAGGCGTCATCAGCATTTACCTCCCCGACAAGTGCGGCGATCTCGTCAGCCAGTGAAGCGGCAGACGGAGCGGCTGGTGCAGAAGCGGGTGCAACAACTGTTGCCGCCTTTGCAGGAGCGGCAGGAGCCGCCTTTTTAGGTGCGCCAAAGCCACGCTTGGGTGCTTCGGGTTGAGGTTCCGCCACGGGGATAGGAGCGGGTTGGGGAGCCGCCGCAACAGGGGCGGGCTTCGGCGCAACTTGTTGGTGTGTCACTTGCGGTACTGCCGGAGGAGTAGACGCACGCAATTCACCAGTGATTTGACGAACTTCCTCGGAACCAAACAGTTTGTCAACTTCTGCTTGAGTGGCTTCATCTAAGAATCCACCGAAGTCAAACTTCAGTTTGGGGAACGAAGCATCGGTGTCAAATGATACACGGGTACGGACGATCTCGGCGGGGATACCGCGCATGGACAATTCTTTTTGGTACTTGCCAAGACCTTGCAGTGCGGCAGGGGTAACCTGCAACAAGTAGATAGGCCCAGTCGGGTCATCAGCAGACACAACAGCAAGACGCTTCTGATCGGAACAGGCTTTGATCTGCTTGCCCTGCGGCGTGATCTTGGAACCCCAAGCGTTCTGTGGGCAAGATGCACACAGGTCATTCTGAGGGCTTTCGCTTTGTGGGTCAGGGCTCACACCATCCAACGAGAAGCAGTCAGGGCTAGACGGTTCGCTCTCAGGAGTCCACTGCTTGGCGTACCAAGTCTTGGACAGGCGGGGGTTAGCACCAACTACCACAACATCTAGGGAGGTGGCATCAATCACAGTCTCAGTACCGCCCTCAACAATACGGAAGCGCGAACCTTTGATACTGATACGAGCAGTGGATTCACCACCACCGATACCACCACCCAAAGACTGGGACAAAACGGAAGGAACACCAACGCGAGTGGCGAGGTGGGCGGGAACTTGCACATTAGCAAGGGTCAGGTTGCTCATAGATTTCTCCTTAAAGTGAGCGGTTGGTTGTAGCAAAACGACTGGTCGTCGATAACTTGGCACTGGATTGTGCCGCTTCAAACATTTCTTGCTGATAGGGTTGGAGCCCCATCTTTTCCTTCATGGCTGACGCCACAATGTGATCTGCAATGGCTTGGTTGTCCTTGCAGTAGGTGAACCCAGTGGAGCGCACACCACCAACAACTTCATTAGAGGTGTCAATCGTTTGCACCACATAACCGTTGTTGATTTTGAACGCAACGACTGCGGGTGAGCAGTTACCGAACATGCGCTCCATCTGTGTGGACTCACGCACTTGTGCGCCTGCCAACTCATTCATGGATTCACGCACCATCTTTCTAAACCATCCTGCGAACATGTCAGTCCTCCACTTTCACGGCGGGTTTACGAATGTTCACCTCCAACTTCGTGCCGTAATTGACACCGGGGGGAACGGCTTTGTTGGCTTCAATATAGCCACGGACTGCGACCTTGCTGATGCGCTTCTCCAACATGTCGTAGGCTTCTTGGGTACGGATGAAATCAAGCACCGCATCCCAGTCAGCAACATTGGCGTAGTCGGTTGTGGTTAGGAACGCAGTGCCGTGCTTGGTCTTGAACGATGTCACACCTTGCGCGTCAGCCTGTTCTTTAATCCACGCTTCCAACTTCTCCATCTTGGCTTTGATGCCTGCCACCTTGTCCTTGACTTCGGCTTCGATGGCTTCCTTCTGCGACCGTAACTTCATGTAGGTCGCAACTACATCGTCTACATTAACTGTCATAGTGTCACCTATTAGTTTCTTGTTGAATCAAATCAAGAAGCAAGCCTTGTAACTTCTGTTTGTTTTTGAGCCGTTCGTACATTCTGTACTCCAACTCAGTGGCTTCGATGTGGATTACATTGGACACATGCTTCTTACCGATACGCTCAATCCGACCATTTGCTTGGGTGTACTGCTCGTTGCTGTTGATCGGGCCATACCAAATGATCGTTGACGCTGTGGTGAGCGTAAGCCCATGCGCCATTGTGCCGGGGTGGGCAATCAGAACATGTGGGTCTTTACTGTGCTGAAAGTCGTGGAAGATTTGGTTGCGCTTGTGTGAGGATACCTCACCGTTGACGACACCAACCGACCAATGCTTGGCAAGTTCTTTCTCCAACATGTGCAGAGTGCCAGTCAGCGGCACGAACACAATCACTTTTTCCCCTGCTTCTTCAATCACCTCCTTCACTAAGTTCACACGGGGTGAGCAGTCCAGTTCGATGCACTGCCCGTCATCGCCATAGGCTACGCCACAGGCTATCTGAACCAACTTCTGAATCTTCACCGCTTCGTTGACCGCAGTGATGGTTCCTTCGGTTGCTTCGGATACAAAATGTTTGAGCATCTTTTTGTAATGAAGTGATTGCTCAGGCGTTAAATCTACCTGCCGTGTCTGCACCACCGTATCGGGTAGATCAAAGCACTCGTCACGGGTGTAGCGCACCGCAGGTTGCAGAATATGTTTCACTATATCCACCGACTCAGGGCGGGGGATGAACTTCCACTGACCAATCTTCATCATCACCTGCTCACGGAAAGCGGTGTAGGTCTTGGTGCAGTTGGGGCTACCAACAAGTTTGGCTAAAGCCCATGCGTCTGTCGGGTCGTTCGGTGTGGGTGTGCCAGTCATCAACCACAAGCGTGTTGCAGGGTTCATGTCTATCCACTTGCGGAACAACTTGAACCTGCGTGTCGATGGGTTGCGTAGCACTGCCGCTTCATCAACGATGACAAGATCAAACATGCCCACGGCTTCTTCAGCAATGATCTGAAACCCATCGTGGTTGATGATATAAAACTGTACATCGCGCTTGAGCAATTCAATCCGCTTCTTGGCAGTACCGTGAAGCACCACGAACTTGCGGTGTGTAAACTCTTTGAACAGTGCATCACCCCACACTCGCTCAAGGGTGGACAGTGGTGAAAGAATCAGCACTTTCTTTACATGCCCTGTCTTGATGAGGTAGTCAGCCGCCCACAAAGACGATTGGGTTTTGCCTGTACCGATTTCGTTTAGCACCAACCCGCGTTGGTTCAGCGTCAAGAACGCGGCAGTTTGTTTCTGATGGTCATACGGGATGTGCTGACCGGGCCAGTCGTAGTAATGCAGGATGGGGCTAGGGGCTTTGATGCCAAGGTTGTTCAGCACCTTCACTTCATCTAACCGATGGGGTGCAAGTACCAGTGGGATGCCACGAACCTCCACTGTCTTGGCAGTGGGTATAGTTTCTAGCACCCTGTTGGGGTGGTTCAGTTTGAGGGCTAATGTCTTAGCCCGTTCAACTACTAGCATGGGTCACCTGTTCTTTTCTATGTACGCTTCAACCTGACTCAGTGAGTGGTCATCACAAACCAAGAACCACTGTCCACCTGCATCTCTGATCTCTGCACCACAACGCACTTGCAACTCTGTCGGCTTCTTCGTGCGGTCTGCTTTACATTCAATTCCTACAAACACCCCTCCAACGATGGCGATGATGTCGGGTATCCCCCCTCTACCGAACCCGTTGTTTGCGGGGAAGAAGTACCAAACCTTGTGCTTCTTCAGGAGTTCCGTCACCTTACGCTTCACCTTTGATTCGGGTGTTGCAACGCTCATCTTACTCCCCTTTACAATCTTGTCAAGTATTATTTTCTAAGGTTAAACCCTAGCACTCACGCAGTCGTGCCGAGCAGGGCAGAACCGACACAACCCACTGGGTCGCATAGGCCAGTTGTCATGCTCAAGACTGGTGTGAATCCGTTGGATACGCTTCATGATCTCAGCCCATATAGCGTTGATGCTCACCCTGTCGTAGTTCTCCGTGTCCATCTCCATCGTCTTGAGCCACACCAAACTGGTCTTGACTCTGACCACATCGGGGAAGTGTTTGAATACCTGCGCCGCAAAGATTTGCATCTGAAAGAAGTCGGGGTTGCGCTTGCCTGTTTTCCAATCCATGACCACCGCATCATTACCGCTGATTACAAGGATGTCAAGTTTGGATCGGAGCCATGCGTCTGCATCCCACCAACCTGTTGGTGTAAGGTTGTCGGTCAGCACCAGTTCCTTTTCGATGTGCAGTTCCCCGCCCTTGGCGATGCGCTCCACCGATGCACACAGTGGTTCGTAGTGTGCGACTTCCTGCGGCAGCAGACCGTCTTGCTTCAAACGCATCTCAAGATATTGGTGGATGCGTTCCCCATACTTGCTGGCCTCGCCGCCTTCATCGACAACATCCTTCACAATCCGCTGACGGAAGTAGCGGTACGGGCAGTTCTCGTACAACTTAATGGACGAGTAAGAGTGTGCTAAGCGCATAAATTGTAGCCCCTCGGGGTGTCCTTGGGGTTCTCTGTTCAGTTGGAAAGGCCAGTATATATCAGTCGTGCATACGGCGCAACATGTCGTATTTCAGCAGTTCAAACTGGGCGATTGACTCCATTACATCCTCGACTTTGGGGGAGTAGCGGTAGAAAGTACCCCCCTTTTTCAGCAGGATGAACACATCCGTTGAGCCCCCCTCTTTGGCAGAGGCTAGGGCTTGCTCCAACATGTCAACAACTTCATCGTTGCGTTTATTCCCGACTACCGTAGTCAGGTTTGCCACATTGCTCATCATTTCGTCACGACCACTTGTCATTTCCGTTTCTCCTTTTGTTTGGGCAACTCGCCCACTTGTTTCAGAATCAAATCAGGGTAGTTCATACGCAGTACTGCAAGCGATGCCATCAACTTGCCACGAGTAATCATGCGGTTGCGTTTGCCATCGGGCATTTCAATCCAGTAGAACGGTTTGTTGTGACCGAACCGCACCGTTCTAACAATGTCAGTCCAATCTCTCAAGTCAGCACCCATCATGTTTCTCCATAGTTGGTTGCCACACCCGACTCACATGCGACTGGTAGATCAGGACACCAGCGTGGTGCAGTGGACATGACTGCCTCAAGAAGTTGCTGTGCGTTTGTCGCATCTGCTTCCGGGGCCGTGATGATGATCTCGTCATGCACTTGGAAAGCGACATGGTAGTGTTGCCCGATCTTTGCCATTTGTTCTGCGACTACGATACGAGCCAGTGCTTGAATCAAGTTCTCCGTGACCTTGCCCCCGTAGATTTTTGTCCACGAAATGTCAGAGGTCTGCCCTGATACCACTCGGTCTTGCACCGCCTTCCTATATTGACGAGCGTCAGCGATGTACTCAAAGTTCGTGCCGTTGGCTCGCAGTGCAGGGTAGCGAATGTACAACTTGTTGGGGAGTCTTATGCCTTGCTCATCGTAGATAATTCCACGGGCTATCTCACCCGATACACGATTGAGTATGCCGTTCAGTGCTTGCCCACACTTGTTCCACAACTGGACAATCTTGAAGTTCTTCTGCCGATACAGACGCACAATCCTCTCGGCTTCTTGGATGGTGATCTTGACGGACACACCGCCTTGACCAATCTCCAATGTGCGCCTGAACTTCTCTGCGCCCATGCCATAACCTAACCCCAAAATACAGGTCTTGCCCACGAACCGCTCCACCTTGTCAGCCTTGGTAATGGTGCGCCCATAAACTTCGGTGGCAAACTCTGAGTACACATCACGCTTCTGAGCAAAGGCTTCAAGCAAATCTTGTTGCTCGGCTACCCATGCAACCATGCGGGCCTCGATCTGTGCCGAATCACACGCCACAATAACTTGCCCTGCGGGTGCTTTCAATGCCCGTCGGATTGTGTTGTTCCCACGCGCAGGCAGGTTCTGAAGATTGAGTTTGTCCCCGCCACTGAACCGACCAGTGTGCGCCCCATAGTAATTGAGCATGATCGGCAGGCGACCTCGCTCGGACACCCCGATCAAATTGAGGGTGCGGGTTTCTTCAATAGTAGACTTGACCCCCAGTCTCGCCGCGACCGCGACCTGCACTCTCTCATCAGGATGTTCTAGCAAGTCAGTGAATCCTTTGTCCGTCTTGCCGAACGCAAATGTTTCCTTGCCCGTGCGGGCGCTCACCTTGGTTGGTGGCTCGACTCCGAGGTTAGTCAGGTACTTCGCAAAGATTTGGTTGCTCATCAAGACTTTCTTAATGGCTTCCTCACTCGCATCGTTGATGCCCATGTCAGAGATTAGAGTGCGCTTCTTGGCAATGACTTCACCAAGATGTTTCTCTAAGAGTTCCCTGTCCAACTCGATCACTGGCTCGGTGTACATGCGAATGGTTTGGTCGATGACCAGCATCTCCGACACAGGAAAACCAACCTTCAACTTGTTGAACAATGCGTAGGTCAGGTCAACATCATTCACACAGTACGATGCGTACCGTGCCATTTCGTCAGGACTAAAGTCAGCCCTGCGTTTACCCAATGCCATGATGACTTCGTCACCCTTCACACCCAACCCATAATAAGTTGCCAGTGCTTTGAGAGAACCCCCCACAGTCATTTGATGCAGAGGTCTAGCCATACTCAGGGTGTCGAGCCACAACTTAGGCTTGATGCCAAACCGCCACGACAGGATTGCCCCATCGAACGCAGTGTTGTGGCAAAGGATTGCCTTGTCTCGGTAGTCAAGACTCTTGAGAAACCGCTCAGGGTTATCGCCTGAGTACCAGTCAGTCGGGTAGTCGTTGACTTTAACCCCCACGCCGATGACTTCAAACTCAGGGCTACGAACATACTGTTCGGTGGTTATCTTTGAAAGCGAATACTCCTTGTCGTAGTAGGTTTCAAAATCAATCGTCACTATGTCCATCTTGCACCACCTTCTCAATAATTATTTTTACTCGGACAACTGCCAGCTTATCTATAGCATTTTTGTTGCGCCGATAAGCGGTCGCGTCACTACGCGTAGCGAACACAGCAGTATGTATAGGGTGCCAGTACGGTGCGTAGTCCACCGTTATCAGTTTCCCTTTGCGCCCACCACTCTTTTCTTCCAGTGCCCATGCAAGAACTTCTTTATGGATACTGTTCATTAAGAACCTCAAGCAACTTCTGCATGTAGTGTTTGCCTTTGGCAATCTCCAATGGGGATTCATCTTTACTACCCATACGCATGATGTACTTCAATGCACCACCTCGGTAATATCCAATGCGTTGCTCGATGGGCCATGTATCCACCACGTCCCACGGTTCAATGCCCATGTTCTTATAGTGATCCCCACCTTCTTGCGTTTCGTTTGCTTTATTCATTTCACCCTCTCAAATGTCAATGTGTCTACACCCATACCGCAACCCGCGTCGTACTTAATGGCGATAAGCACTGCCTGTCTAGCATCTGCACCCATTGCCAATGCACCATAGGCATAGTCCCTACCACTGCCGATGCACATCGCACCTGCTTTCGTGTAGTCCATAGGGTAGGGCGAGCGTTCGTACTTATGCACCTTGCCGCTTGAAGTTATTGCGAGTATGCCCACCCACTTGTCATCGTTTGCTTGGAAGTCAGGCCACTCATCAGGCTTTGCACCGTTGGCGTACCACTGCTTAATGGTCTGTGCTAAATCCCACGCACCCGTAAAGCCAACAAGATCACCGTTGATTCTAAAAATCTTAGTGGTCTTGCGCTTTAACCCATCGGTCGTTGACTGCTTATCTGCGGCAAGTGTCCTGCCATCCCACACTATGACGCTCATGTGTTCTTCTCCTTTAGTTTGGCCTCGATGGCGCGGGCAAAATCAGCAAGTATTGGCACTTCAATGTGAGTCAAACCATCAAACATCGTAAGTCCACCGACCTCCTCATCCGTTAGCCCTACCCATTCACGCTTTGGTGGTGCAGCATTTAGACGGTCTTCAAGCATCTTGGCCGTTTTGTAGTCGGTCTCCACCAGCCACCCAAGGAGAAAGCCTTGGTGTTGATGGTCTCGGCCTCGATAGATTGACCACTCGCTGCCTCGGCGCTCGATGCGAAACAAATGCTCGTGTCGATGTTTCTCTGTTCCATCGACACTTTCTGCTGATATGTTTACGGTATCGACAGGTTTGGCATTTATGTCTACGTCCATTGAAGTAGCGCATCTTGGGCATTGATAAACCGCAGATTTTTGTTCTGGCTCGGAATTCCCTTGTCCAAAATTTACCAAAGCCTCCAGCACCATCTCTGCTGCTTGGCGTAGTGCTTCGTTCACCTCATGCAATCGGCGTAACTCTGCGGCGGATTTGTTTTGCCCGATATGTGGAAGTTCTAAGTATTCAGCCAAGCGTAATGCTTCTGGTCGCATGTCACTCTCCTAGAAATATATGTTTAACAACAAGACAACTGCCGCTACTGCAATCAATAGGGCATACACGAGTACGATCATCTGCCACGGGTCACCGCCGCGCATCATTTGATCTCACCGTGTTCAGGGCATGGGATAAAGTTCCAACAACCTTCTACCCCACAGGCTTGCCCCACCGTGTCAACACCACGGCATTGGGGACAACCCATAACTTCTTTGCCATCGACTTCCGACTTCATGGCAAACCCATCGTTGGATACCCAACCACAGGCATGGCACTTTACTTTAATGTGATTTTCCATCGCTCATTCCTTTCCGACAATGGTCGTACAAGTTATCAATCGTACCGACTACATACGATACGAACCTTTGCTTGTTAGGTGCGAACTCTGCACCCACCTGCGCTAAACAAGTAGCAAGGGCAGGGACAAGATCATCAATGTTCTCACCGTGCATCGCCGCTTGAATCTTATCGACTACCCGCAGGTAGTTCTCTGCATCTTTCTGTTCCATCACCAGTCCTTTCCGTGTGGTAGGTCTATCCCAATATCCCTGAAGTCCTCGTTGCGGCTGGGCGAGTAGTCCTCATCAATGTCATCGAACTGAGAAGGGCGTCGTCTATTCACAACTTGTTTCTGTATCTTTTGCTTCACGACTTTACGCGGTGTCAATGGCTTGCTTGGTTTACTTGGCTTGGGTTGCTCAGGCTTTTGGTCAACGGTTTCATTTATCCATTGCTCAATAGTCTTGCCACGCAAACCACAAGTGCATTGCCACCTGCGTAATGTGACTCTATCCGCCGCTTGCCACCGTGTGTCAAGACACTTCATTCTGCTCTTGCAAGTTGGACACTTCATCAAATACCCCGAACTTTCGGCGTAAGTCGATACTGTATGTTGTGCATATGCGGTCTAGTTCCTTCAGTACTTCCGCGCTACCAACAGAGCTACCGCCAACAGGGCTACCGTAATAGCCACGGCGTACGGTTTGGATAACACCCTTGAGTAGTTCGGTTGTGCAGTCTGTGTTTTTTATTGAAGTGTACAGTATGTTTTGCCATTCATCACTGTTCCAATCAGGCATCTTCCAATCGTATCGTGAACTACCACCACGCTCTTTGTTTACCTGCGCTATCAGGGTATCTACTACACCCATACGCGCTCGTACTTTTGCCGCATGTTTGAACTTCCGCAGTTGGCGTAGCCACTCTAACTTTTGATCTTGGTTGACTGCCTGATTTTTGTAGTCAGGTCGTGCATTTACAGGCATGTATGTATTCAGGTCAAAGCATAGCCCATCGAATACTTCATAACCCTTTTGATTTTTGAAGAACTGCCACGCATAACTGTGGTTTGGGTTGGCTTGCTTGAACTCTGCCCATTGTGGTGTCGGCTTGACAACATATCTGCCTGCGCCTACCCGATACCACAGGAATGGTATGGCTCGTTGCAATGCTTGGCTCAGGGTGACACTACAATTCCGTGCTTCGCTTGCAGTCAACTTAAATATAAACTTGTTGTCAGGTGTGAACACACCTACGGTGGAGATCCGTGAACCGAACCGCAGTTCGTAGTTCTCACCCACTTGGTACATTCGACCCCATGACTGTACGGGTCTGCCGTTCTCAGGATTACGGGCTCGTTTGAACCACTCAGCAACATCTTGGTACGCTAGTTTGTCTGTCCTCATGTCAACTCCTTAGCGTGTGATTTTGTGGGCGACTACCGTGGCAGTCAGGGATTGCAAGTCAACATCGACATTGACTTCCTTCTTCTCACGCTCAACGATCTTGCGGTGGCGTTCCTTGTATTCTTCAGGGATTAAATCCCACAGGGGTTGCCACATCTTTAGGGCAGGGGCAAGGGTGGCATGTGCATTGATGATCTTCTCCACCTGCTCGACAAACACACGGCGTTTTTCTTCGACTGCCTTCATGCCTTCCTGCCACTTGGCTACTTCGGCAAAGAACTCACTCCATACAAGGTTGTCCTTCAAGGCAATGGCGTTGTCGTAATAGCCTGCCTTCTTAGCCAATTCCATGTTGGGAAACTCATTGGGGATGGGGAAGGGGCGTGGGTTGTTGAGTTTGAACTCAAGGTTGCATGAGCGATCACCGACCTGCTCGATCTTGATCTTCTCGGTCATGTTTAAGAAGTACTGGGGTACTGCGTTCAGGGCAGGCACATGCTCACCGAACAAGATGTTGTATATCTTTTCACCCCATGCCTCATCGGGCTTGGCTTCCCGTGCCGCTTGCGCTTGCTTGTCGAATACTGCCTTAGCGTTCTTGATAATTTCCTCTTGCAATTCCTTGCTAAATCGTACTGTTGCCATGTCACACTCCTTCTGTTTCAGTTTCAGTTAAGTCATTAGCGATGATGGATTCCTTGACCGCCTCGTCACTTGTGAGATAGTCATAATCTTGCTCTAACTCACGGTACAACTCCCTCATGTAGCGTTTGAATATCTCAACGCTTTCCTTCTCAAAGTCCTGCAATTCATACTTTAACATCTTGTCCCATTCTTCTACGATCTGTTCGTGAAACTCTGTCGGCATGGATAACACCTGCCACAACTGATCTGCGATCACATCGAATGTGGTGCAGTTCTCATGGTAGTAATGCCCACGGTGTTCACTTCTGATCTTGCATGTGCCACCACTAGCCAACAACTTGCGTATCATCGGGTACTCATCAGGCTTGCAATGCTTCTCAAGAAATAGCGGTGTGTTCTCAATCTCACCCTTGAAACATGCGCCAGCACCTTGAGAACAAAACCCTGAGAAGTAAATCTCATCTACCCGTATGCCAACATCAATCATGCGTGACTTGAAGTCGTCGTAGGTGTAGTCCCACCAATCAGTATGCTCGACATTGAAGTGCCGATACTTCTCTAGTAGTTCATCACTTATGTCCATGTCCACCTCCTAGTATTCGTGCCTTAGCACACATGGTTAGTACCAATCGGTCAAGGTCGGTGTCTTGTAGCCAGTCGCCACCACCTACCTCGTAAGCATTGACTAGCCTGCCTGCATACTTGGCTTGGTACAAGGCTGTGTCAAAGTGCTTACGCAGTTCAAAGGCAGGTCGGGCAAAGTCTTGTGGACTTTTGCGCCAGTAGAC